AAGCCGCAAGTATTGATTTTAGCAATACTGATTCATTAAATGTTACAACAGCAGGCAACACATTCTTTATTGATGACACTCAAGTTAGATCAGATTTTTTAAGATTACGTTCAAACAAACTAGAAAGTTTGGTTGGTAATTTAACAATAGATTCAGCACTTAATACTGTAAACATAACTGCAAATACAAATATAACAGGAAATTTAACTACTAGTGGCAATGCTACAATTACTGGCGCTATTGTTAGATTAGGTGATGCAGATTCAGATGAGGTTGTATTTACTTCTGATGTTGCATCAGGCATGATTCCAAATGTACATGCATCTTTTGACTTAGGTTCAACTAGCAAAATGTGGCAAACAGCGTATGCTGAAAAACTAACAACAGATGAAATTAATATTGAAGGTAACAATATTACAACAACTAGTTCAGATGCAGATTTAGATTTAGATCCAGCAGGTACAGGACAAGTATTATTTAATGAATTTACAGCGGACCAAGCATTTACACAAAGCGGTACAAACTCAACTGCTACTGCACAAATTAATTCAACATTAGGTATTACAGGAACACTTACAGTAAATTCAGACACTACACTTAATAATGTAATTACTCCAACAATACAAGCAAATGGTTATGCTAACATTGGAACTACTAGTTTTGTAGGTAATAGAATTACAACAAACGACACAAATGCAAATTTAGAATTAAAACCTGCAGGCACCGGTGCTGTAAAAGTTCCAGGTAATATGCTTGTTGAAAATACTATTATTGCACCTACAGCAAATTATAGTTTTTCAAATGCAACTATGAATAGTAACAGTGGTGAACGATTAATAACAACAAATTATAATGTTGAAAATCAAATCATTGGTGATGTTAGAATTGAAGGCAACGTAATTGATACACTAAGTTCTAACACAGATTTAGAGTTTAGAGCCAACGGTACTGGCAAAGTTATTATACAAGAAAACGTTGATGCATTAAATGTTAATGTTGATGCAACAACAGCAGTATCAACAGCAAACGTTACAACTAATACACACGCTACAAATATAACAGTAAATACATTTTCAACTAAAGATACTAATATTGAATCAATTTCAATTATACAAAATAGAATTGATACTGTAGTATCAGATGCAGATTTAGATCTACGTGCAAGCGGAACAGGAACAGTTTCCTTGCAAGAGCATGTAGATGTAACAAACGATGTAAACGTTCAAGGATCGACGAATTTGAACGCCACAACTGTTGCTAACGGACTTAGTGCATTACAAGTTACAACTGGAAAATTAACAACTGGTAGTACAACAATTGAAGGCATAAATTTATTTGGTAATAGCATTGATACTAATGGCGTAGATACGGATTTACAATTAAGTGCAAGCGGTACTGGTAGAGTAAGTTTAGGCGAAGATGTTATAGTTACAAATGATTTAACTGCTGACAATATAACATTTGATGCACTAACTATTACAGCAAGTGAACTAGCAAACTTACAAGTAACAGGTAATAAAATTATATCTAATACACAAATGGTTATAGGTGATATTGCTATTGACGGTAATGCTATTAGTACTCATGTAACTAATGCTGATTTAGAATTTAGAGCCAATCAAACAGGTAAAGTGCGTTTACAAGAAAATGTAAATGTAACAAATAATTTTACAGTTAATGGTACACTGACAGCATACAATATTGGTATTGAAGGCGATGTTGATCTTAGTGAACTTGAAACTGACGGTAACATTGAATTTAATGACAACTATGTTACAACTACAGTTTCAGACAGTAACTTAGAACTTCGAACAAGTGGTGTAGGATTTTTAGATTTACAAGGTATAAAAATTAAAGACACTGTAATTCAATCTAGTTCATCATCAGACCTTGTAATTTTACCAGATACATATTTAGAAATTGGATCAACTGGTAGTGTTGTTTTACCAAACAGTACTGTGTCAGGATCTGATCCTGAATACAACAATGGCGCTTTTAGTAATGTTACAGGCGATGGAAGTAATTTCTTTAGTAGAGAAGTTACAGTTAATGGTGTAAGAATTGTAGCGGCAGGAGCAGTTGGTGGCCAGACAGCAGTGCCTGATGCCTTTGTTGAAAAGGTAGCACGTATGTTTGAATTATTTACTGACGTAAATGGAGCAGGCATCAACGAAGCATCACAGCGTACATTTATTAAAACACTAAGTGGTGACGCAGGCACGTATCATGCGGCAGTTGGACCAACACTACAACGAGTAGCAAGGGGCGCCGGCAGTGATTATACTCCAAACTTCCTAACAGACTCTGGTATTGCATCTTACAATTTATCGCCACTATTTGATAGTCACGTTGCTAACGATATGGTTTGGTATCTAAACTCAACTGGTGGTGCTCCTGGAGACGGTGACAACGATGCACAAGAAGTAATTGAACACGTATTCCATACACTACATATGCACGGTCTTGACGCAGTATCATTAAAGATGTATTCTTATATTAGTGCAGACTGGGCAAGCGGTCCTTTGTATGCGGCTATGGAAGAAGCATACGATGCAGGCAAATGGGATTCATCAGGATATGGCGGAAATGCTTGGAAGACTGATGGGGATGCATTTGAAGTAGCGGCTAAAGAATATTTGTTTTTGTTAAACTTTGGTATGTTTGAATACTCAAGTCTATGGGATGGTGGAAGTCTTAGTCCTGAATGGACAGACGATATGCGTACACAGTCTGGCATACAAGCAAATAACCCATTAGGCTATGCATTACATAATACATATATTGCTCCTGTTATTAGTAAGCCTTCATTGACAACAATTAGAAGCATATTCCAAGACGGCGACACAGGCAATCCTACACTAGCAGGTGCATCAGGATATGTAGTAGACAACTACACTCCGATATTTTCAAATAATATTGGTGCTGTGCAATATAATTCAGATATTAATCAATTTGCTGGTAGACGTAATAGCGGTGTAAAAAGTGTATTAGGTGGATTGTATAGTGATGATTACCAAACATTTGTAAGACCTAATAGTGATAATACAATTAACTTTACTACACAAGGTGTTAATGTTGCAACTATGTCATATCAAGCAACAACACTTAATCGCTTAGAACTAGGTGGCATAGATATTGATGGCAACACAATACAAACAAATACTACAAATAGCGATCTAATACTTGCACCAGAATCTGGACAAGGTAAAGTTCAATTTGAAAATTTACACTTCCTTGATAATACAATTACAAATACTTCTAACGGAGCGGCTCTGTTTAATGTAACAGGCGACGGATATATTAAACTTAATCAACCCACAGCATTTGTTATACCAGCAGGATCAACAGTACAACGACCAAGTAATCCTCAAGTAGGTGAAATAAGACGTAATAGCGATTTGGATTATTTAGAAGTTTATACTGTGGGCGGTATTTGGTCAGATGCTTCAGGCTCAGGCGAAACAGTTAGCGAAGATGAGATGAATAATATAATGAATGAATATATACTCATCTTTGGATAACTAAGTCATTATAATATTCGCATTCACATAAATACATTATATAACGTAGAATCAGACCTAAAATTCAATGTTATCCGACTGTGGTCAACCCGCAATGCAAGGTGGTTGGAGGGACAGGATCCCCGTATTGAGGAGAAGAGATGGCCGTAGGTCGCATATCCGGACCGCTCTTGAAGTCGAACTTAATCCGTAATGGGATTGACTTGGCATTTGAGACGGATCTATTATATCTTGATGTAACAAATCAACGTATTGGTATCAATACTAACTCTCCACAATACGATTTAGATGTTAACGGAACAATCAGAACTACAAACTTGGTGTTAGATAAACTAACAGCAGGTAACATCACGATTGAAAATAATGATATTACAAGTAACACTGGGACTATTGATTTAGGAACTGCTGATCAAGTTGTATACCAAAATAAACTAGTTGTTGATAGTTTTGAAATTAATGATAATACCATTAGAACAATAGACTCAGATGCAAATTTAGAAATAAATCCAAACGGTACAGGTACAATTGAGTTACTTGCAAATACTAATGTAACCGGAAACTTGCATGCAACAGGCAATATTAGTGCAGACGGAAACATCATATTAGGTGATGCTGATACCGATAGTATTAATTTTAATGCAGAAATTGCTAGTAATATTATACCAGATGCTAGTGGAACATATAACTTAGGTTCATCTGTAAAATCATGGCAAGATGTACACGTTAATAATGTTAACGGACAAACAATAAATGCACAAATTGTTATTTCGGATGGTATTAATTTAAATACCAGACATGCTAATACTTTATATGTTGCTGAAAACGGAAACAATAATAACACAGGAAATCATCCACAATCTCCTTACTTAACTGTTGAAAAAGCATTACAAAATGCTACAGCAGGAGATACAATTCACATCCTTCCAGGCGTGTATCAAGAAAGACTTCCATTAGTAATTCCGGTAGGAGTTACAGTTAAAGGACACAGTATGCGAGCAGTTACTATCAAGCCTGATAGTGTTGACTCAGAAGATGTATTCCATCTTAATGGTGAATCAACTGTTGAAGATTTATCTATTATGGATTTCTATTACAACAGTGGAACTAATGTTGGACACGCATTTAGATATGCACCTAATATAAAAGTAACATCACGTTCGCCATATATTAGAAACGTTACAGTTATCACAAAAGGTAGTGTAACAAATGCTAGTGATCCAAGAGGATTTAATCAAGGCGATGCTGGACGTGGCGCATACTTAGACGGTAGTGTTGCACATACAGATTCAAAAGAAGCAAGTTGTTTATTTCACGCTGTAACATTTATTACTCCTGGCGTTGATGCATTAACATTTACAAACGGTGTTAGAGTTGAATGGTTAAACTCATTTACATATTTTGCTAATAGAGGCTTTTATGCTGTAAACGGGTCAACTGGTTTAAAAGGTGCAGGTCAAACAGAATTTAGAGTAAGCGATGTAACTGGTTCATTTAGTGCTGGAGAAACATTTGCAGTAAACAGTATTGACGGAAGTACAGTTGTTGCTAGTGGAGTAATTACTGACAAAGATGCATCTGGTAAGTTTAAGATTGCTGGCAATGTATCAGGTATTACTGAAGCATTAACTAGAACAGAAAAAACAATTAAATTTAATGGCGGTGCTAAGTTACAAACAGGTATTAAAAAGTTTGGAACAGCAAGTGCAAACTTAGATGGCGTTAATAGTTATCTTAGTGTAGGAGCAAACGACGAGTTTGGCTTTGGCACAGATGACTTTACAATTGAAGCATGGATATATGCAACGTCAACCACAGGCGAACAGCCTATATATGATTTACGTGCAGGTATTGCTACAGATACAGCACCATACTTTTACTTAGACGGAACAACTTTAAAATACAAAGTAGGAACTTCTGAAAGAATTAGTGGCGGCACTATTACTATTAATACATGGCATCATGTTGCTATAAGCAAACTTACTGACGGTGTGCGTATGTACATTGACGGGAACCAAGTTGGTAACACGTATGTTCATAATACTGACTATGGATTTACTAAGCCAGTACTTATTGGTACAAACTTTAATTTAGCAAATTACTTTACTGGCAATATTGATGATGTTAGAATTAGTAACAGTGCTAGATATCTTGATACAACTTATACTGTTCCAACTTCGCAGATAATCGGCGATAGTAATTGTGTATTGTTAACTCACTTAGACGGTGTAAATAATGCAACTACAGTTAATGAGAATATAAAAATAAGACAAAATTTATCATTTAGTGGCGGTGCTACCGCTAACTTTATTGATTTTTACAACACAACAGACTTTGGTGGCGAATTAAGATCGATTGGTTCTGCAAACGTTTATGGTAACAAAGGTGCAGTAGGTGACGGTACTGGTGTTATTATGTATCTAGTAAGTCATAACTTTGCATACATTGGTAACGGCAAAGAAGTTACTAATGATGAAACTACAGTAGTGCAAGCAAACGAAGTTGAAGAACTCAACAGTGCTAAAGTAAGATTTACAAGTGTTGATCACAAAGGTGACTTTAGAGTTGGTGATAATTTTTATGTTAACCAAGAAACAGGCGAAGTTGTATTTGATGCTGTTAACTTAAACATTACAACACCAGATGGTATTACATTTGGCACAGGCGGCAATGTAACATTTATTGATGGTAACAAAATTGAAACAGGTGATTTTAGAATAAGTGGAAACACTATTGAAACACTTACCCAAAATTTTATTATTGATAGTGCAACTAATATAGTTGACATTGAAGCAGACACAAATATTACAGGTAATTTAAATGTTACTGGTAACTTTACACTAGCCGGTAATATTAATATTGGTGACGCAGATACAGATAGTGTTGAGTTTGCATCAGATGTAAACAGTGATATTTTACCAAACTTTGACAACACATACGACTTAGGTAGTACATCTCAACGCTGGAAAAACATTTATTCAAATCAGTTTGACAACGGTAACTTAAAAATTGAAGGCAATTCAATTACTACACAAGATAGTGATAGTGATTTACAACTAAATGCTGTAGGCGCAGGATCTGTTCGTGTACCAAGTAGCAACTTTGAAGTTACAGGAAATACGACTTTTAATAATACAACTACATTTAACGATGCAGTTCAAGTTAATGATAATGTTACTATAACCGGAGCATTAAATCAAACAGGTTCTACTACTACAATTAATGCTAATCTTACAATACAAGATGGGCTTACTGTTAACGGTAACACACAACTAGAAAACATTAATATTGCTGGTAATAGAATCCAAACAACGGATAGTGATAGTGACTTAGAGTTAGATGCCGCTGGCACAGGTAGAGTTGTTATTCCAAACGCAGACTTAGAAGTAGGCGGCGACATTGTTGTTAATGGTTCAGCACAATATGCTAACTTGTCAGCATCAGGAACAATTACAACAAACACAATGGTTGCAAACACAGCAACTATAAACGGCCAAGCAAACTTTGAAGATATCGAGATTAATGATAACTTTATTACAACTACACAAACTAATAGTAATTTAGAATTACGTGCATCGGGCACAGGTAAAATACTTGTTCCTAGCAATACGCTTGAAATCACAAATGATTTAGATGTTAGTGGTACAGCAACTATTAACAATTTAACAACAACTACTATTACAACTGATACGTTAACTGTTGCAGATACAATGACAATTAACGGGCAAGTACAGTTTGAAGAAATAGTAATTGACGATAATGTTATTACAACTACATCTACAAATGCAAACTTAGAACTACGTGCAAGCGGTACTGGTAGAATACTTGTTCCAGATAACAATGTAGCAATTACAAACGATCTTACAGTTGATGGTGCAACTAGTTTACAAACTACTACAACAGGTAACTTAACAACTGACTCATTGACAGTTACTAATAATATGATTATTAATGGTCAGGCTAATTTTGAAAATATTGAAATAAATGATAACGTTCTTACAACTACAGAATCAGATAGTGATTTAGAACTACGTGCAAATGGCACAGGTAATATTATTATTCCAAGTAATAATGTTGTTATTACAGGCGGCTTAACTATTGATGGTAATACAACTGTTAATACAGTTACAGTTAATAGCAGTCTTTCAGTTGGTGACTTAACAATTACTAATGCAATTACTGCACCAAACGCAACATTAGAACTTGCAGAAATTGATATTAACACAAACTTTATTACAACTACAACTACTAATGCAGACTTAGAATTACGTGCTAACGGCACTGGTGACATTTTAATACCAAGTAATAATGTTGTTATAGAACAAGACTTAACAGTGCAAGGTGTATTGAATGCAGACAACTTAGATGCATTGGGCAGAGTTACAGCAAATAGTTTTAGTACAGGTAATATTTTAATTGATGATAACTTTATTACAACTACTCAATCAAATAGTGATTTAGAGTTACGTGCAAACGGTGCTGGTAAAGTTGTGTTTGATGATATACAATTTGATAGTAATATTATCAGTAGTACAGCGGATATGGTATTAAATCCAGGTAGCGGTGTACTTAAAATTGATAGTATTGACAGTGTTGTACTTCCAAAAGGTACCACAGCACAAAGAAACTCAACAGCACAAACTGGTATGTTACGTTATAACACAACTACAAACCATTTTGAAGGTTACAACGGTGACTGGATAACACTAAGTGACGGATTACGTGATGACGACGGTGACACATATATTACAGCAGAACTTACTCCGGGTGCTAACGATAATGTAATTAGGTTTTATAATCAAGGTGCTTTAACTGCTGATCTAACAGCAAGTAGATTTAGTACAACTAAACTTATCGTTGATGACATTGAAATTGATAGTAATGAAATAAAAACAATATCTACTAACCAAGACTTAGTGTTATCAGGTAACGGCACTGGCGGAGTTGTATTAGATAATTTTAAATTCGACGGTGCTTCGTTTACAAATACTGTTACAAATAGTATTACTTCGTTTAACTCAACAGGTAATGGATATTTTAAGTTTGGTGGTACAGGCGGAGTTGTAATTCCAACAGGTAACAACGTAGAAAGACCTGCACCAGTCAACTCAGAAGATGGCATGATGCGATACAATAACGAAGATGATCGTGTTGAAATCTTTGACGGTGTAAACTGGGTTAGTGTCGCAGGCGCAAGCGGCGGGATAAGTAGAAATGATGCGGAATCAATCGCATTAGAATATGTATTGGTATTAGGATAAAGATATGGCAACATTTTTTAGAACAAAAGTAGTAAAAGACATAGGTACTCAAAAAATTGAAGTGTTTGAAGTACCAGCGGCAACAAACGCCACAGTAATTGGTCTTAACTTAGCAAACATTACAGACTTTGCTGTGCAAGCAAGCATTTATGTAAAAGATGATACAAGTGTTGAAGGGTTTTATGTTAGAAATGTAATGATACCTCCACAAACAAGTTATAAAGCAATGATTGGTGGTGAAAAGATTGTATTACCAACAGGTCATAGTTTATTAGTACAAGCAAACGCAAGTAATAGTATAGATGCTATTATCAGTTATGTAGATATACAATAAGGAGCAATAGATGAGTCAGTATGCAGGAAATGATGTAACAAGTATAACCGGTGAAGTAGATGGACGTTATATGTATGCTCTCCGCAGAACAGATCAAGGCGAATTATTTTTTACAAAAGTTGATCAAATGGAAAACGGTGCAAGTATACAAATTAATAAACCAGGTGATCCGTTAGATAATTATAATGATTTTGAACAAGGTATTGATTTTTACGAAGGTAGAGATCAAAATCATGAAATTGTATATCCAAACTTAAACTATGAACAAATCCGTTGGGACAATAGGCATTTAAATTATTATATTAATGATGCTGGCGAGTTTGTGCTAGTGTTTAATGAATCACATGAATATCAAACAGATATTAGCAGTGACGGAACAACAGCATATAACAAGAACTTTTATAATATTACTATTGCAAATGATGGAAGTTCAAATAAGTATTACTTTAATGGAATTAAGACACCGACACTTAATCTATATGAAGGACAGACATATACATTTGGTCAAAGTATTGCTTCAAATGCTACGCATCCGTTAAGATTAAGTACCACACCAAACGGAATACATGCTGGTGGTGTAGAGTATACAGATGGAGTTACAGTATTAGGTGTACCTGGAGTTGAAGGTAGTTATGTTAAATTTAAAGTGCCAGTTAACGCACCAACTTTATACTACTATTGCATTAATCATAGCGGCATGGGCGGACAAATAAATACACTTACATAATTAGTGATTGGGAAAAACAATGGCAGAATTTAGAATTGATAGAATTAGATTTAACTGGAAAGGTGTATGGACTGCATCAACAGCATACATTAAAGATGATGTTATAAGTTATGGTGGTAAAGTATTTGTTGCTTTAACAAATCATACTGCAAGTGCAGACTTTAATGATGATTTAGACTTTCTTGTATCAGGAGAATCTACTCCTAAATGGGAGCAAATGGGTGATGGTCGTCAATGGAAGGGCGAATGGCAGCCAGAAGAGTTCTACAAAGTAAATGATGTTGTCAAGTACAGAGGTATACTTTATAATTGTATTGATAGCCATACTAGTGCAACAACTTTAAGTTTAGGCCTTGAATCAAACGATTCAAATTGGGCACCTTTTGCAAAGGGTGATAATTATCTTGCAACTTGGACTGCTAGTACAATATATAAAAAGAACGATTTAATTAAATACGGCGGAAGATTATATAGTTGCGTAACTGATCATACAAGTAATACTGTTGAGTTAGGTTTAGAAGCAGATCAAGCAAAATGGGCAGTTTATAATAAAAGTGATGCATGGCAAGGTGTTTGGTTAGAAAATACAAGATACAAAGTACAAGATATTATACGTTATGGTGGTAATGTATATCGTTGTATAATTGGGCATACTAGTAACAGTGATATTAGAGAAGGTGTTGGCTCAGACTTAGGTGACGATTCAACAGCGGCAAAATGGGAATTAGTTGTCGAAGGCATTGAATTTAAAGGTGCATGGTCTGGAACACAATGGTATAAAACAAATGATATTGTAATTTATGGACCAAACTTATACATAGCAAAGCGTGGTATGAGTGGTACAGATAATTTTGATGATGTAAGCGACTGGGATATTTGGGTCCCGGGATTAGGCTATGAAGGAATATGGTCTAATAACGAAGTTTATCAACCTGGTGATTTAGTTACGTATGGCGGATATACATATACATCATTAACAATTAATATTGGTTCAAATCCAAGTTCGCAAGGACTTGCTCAAGATGTAGGAGATTGGGAAGTATTAGTTCGCGGATATAATTTTAAAGGCGAATGGAGTATTCTAAACCCATATGCACCAGGGGATGTTGTACGCAAAGGTGGGTACTTATACGAATCATTAGTAAATAATTTAGCAATCGAATTAGTTGAACCTGGCGACCCTGATGTTGAAGATGGTAATGCTACTAAGTGGAGATTAATACAAACTGGATTTGCTTGGATGGGCGAATGGGTAGAATCAAAAGCAACAGAAGATGGCGATAGTACATTATTTGAGTACTTACCTGGACAAGTTGTTATGGATGAAAGTGAAACTTATATTTGTAAACTACAACATTTTAGTAATATAAGAGAAGCAAGGCCAAAAGAAGATACAGATATACAATCTGGCGCTCAATTATATTGGACAAAATATGCTGGTAATAATGAAACAAGTGCAGAAAACAATGTACTACGTTACACAGGTGATATTAGAACGTATTCTACTAAAGACGATGGAAGTACAGCAGGAACATCAAGACTAGCAATCGGTCCAGCAGGCGAACTATTAAAAGTTGACGAAGATGATACATTAAAATATGATACATTATTTGAAATTAATAAAGTGTACTATGTTAGTGCTTACGGAGAAGATATTCCAACAAACGGAATAAATCCAGCAAAGCCATTTAAGACAGTAAAATATGCATGTCAATTCCTTCAAGGTAATCTTGAAGCAAGGACGCCGGCGACAATTTTTATAGCAACTGGAATGTACAAAGAGTTGCTTCCAATTGTTGTTCCTAGGGATACAGCATTAGTAGGCGACGAATTACGTTCAACAGTTATTATGCCAGCAGACGGATATGAACTTGACAATATGTTCTACGTACATAATGGATCCGGCATACGTAACATGACGTTACAAGGATTATCTGGTACACTCGGCAATCCAAATGACAATTTAACTAGGCGACCAACAGCAGGAGCATATGTTTCATTAGATCCTGCAACAGGCCCAAGTGCTGAATATGCACATATTGTAACAAAATCACCATACGTACAAAATGTAACAACATTTGGTACAGGATGTATTGGAATGAAAGTTGATGGCGATTTACATACTACTGGTAACAAATCAATTGTTGCAAACGACTTTACACAAATTCTAAGTGACGGTATTGGATATTGGGCTAACGCTGATGGTAAATCAGAACTTGTGTCAGTGTTTACATACTACTGTCATATTGGATATCTAGCAACCAATGGTGGTAAAGTTCGTGCATTGAACGGAAACAACTCGTACGGAGACTATGGTTCTGTTGCAGAAGGGTTTGATGTCGAAGAAGTTCCTATTACAGCATCTGTAGATAATAGAAGTCAACAAGCACAAATTTTTGAAACATTTAATGATGGTGACAAGATACACGGTGTTTCCTATACACATGCTGGTGAAGGATATACAACCGCACAATTAGATATTGTAGGTAATGGTGTTGGTGCTACTGCAACATTTAATGAATTTAGAACCGGCGGCGTTAAACAAATTTTTGTTACTGAAGAAGATTCAAACTTCATTGGCGGTAGTAATTACACATTTAAAGCAAACAAAGCACAAATTGGTACTCCTACTTCATTAACATTAAGTGGTGCTGACACAGGAACAGAAGCCGACTATATAGGACAGCGTTTATATATTCACGCTGGCAAAGGCGTTGGACAATATGCTGTAATTAGCGGACTTAATACTACTAATAAAGTTTGTACTGTTGTTAAAGAATCAAATGGCGAACCAGGCTGGGAACATGTAACAGGCCGTCCTATCGAAGCAACAATAAATGACACAGCACGTTATTATATTGAGCCAAGACTGTCAGTTGCTGAACCACCATACCAAGTTCCAAGTGTTACTGTAGGTGCAGAAGAGTGGTCCGATATTAAACGTGGAACTAGAAATGATGCAGATTTTTGGGTAGCGGCTCATCCAAATGGAGGTAGTATTAGTTCAGATGGTAACGGATTTTCAGGATTCACTAGAAGCAGTAAAAGTGGTTTAGTTGCTATTACTACTTCTGGAGCAATTTGTTTAGTTAACCCAGATGGTAATAACAATGCAGGGTCATATAGTAATGATGCTGGTTCTACATGGAGTGACACTTCGCTTGGATTAAGCGGCACACAGACAGCAACAGGTGTCGAAGCGGCATCTTCAAACGAATTTTGCGTTATGACATTTACTGATACAAATTCTCCACCAACTTCAGTTAAAACATCAACAGATGGCGGTAATAGTTGGGGATCGGCTACAGTACCAGCAGGACAATATAATGATGTTGCATACGGAAATAGTAGATGGGTAATAGTTTCAGGAAGTGTTGCTTCCCCAAGTAATGTTGGCGCATACTCAGATGACGGAAATACTTGGGTACAATTTACACTTCCAGCATCAAGTGCTTGGTCCAAAGTAATATATGGTAAAGATAGATTTGTAGCAGTTACTAATAAAACTGACAGTAGTACAGCAGAAACAGCAGTAAGTTTTGATGGAATAACTTGGTATGCAGGTACTATGGAGCCAGGTGAGTGGACAGGCCTTGCTTATGCACAAGGACAATATGCCGCAGTAAAAAGTGACACAGGTGCAACTTCAGATGTAATTGCATTTAGTAGAGACGGGTTCCATTGGAAAACTAAATTAATGTCAGCAGGTGCTGAAATTAGAGGCGGCATTGCAGGAGCCAGTAATTCAAGTGACTACATTGCTGTAACAAAAACACAAAATAATGCTGATAAGATAACATTTGGTTGTACAGCATTAGGAAGACCAATTGTTGGTAGTGGTAGAATTGGTACAGTTATTTTATACGAAACAGGATCTGGATATGGTGCAAGCCCTACAGTAACAGTATTTGATAATAAAAATACATTAGACGTTACTACAGATGCACAAGTTGCTAACGGAGTATTACCGCAACCTACATTTACTAACAACGGTACTGGTTATTTTAGAGCAACATCGTCGATTAATCAAAATGGTGACGGATTTGCTGATATTGTTCAAATTGCAGATACGTTAATTTTAGATAATGTAAGCAAACTTCCAGGACCTGGAGATAATATTAGTATTCAAGGCATTGACGGAGTAACGTACTTTGTTGTTAAAATTCTAACATCAACTGGGGTACTTGGAGCGTATAAGTTAAAATTACAAATTAGTCCAAATCTAGGACGTAAAGAAGCACCAGTACACGGAGAAAATGTTACTATTAGACAACAGTATAGCCAAGTTAGATTAACAGGACACGATTTCCTAGATATTGGTACTGGTAACTTTTCAAGCACATCGTATCCTGGACTATATGTATTTGGTTACAATCCAGATGAAAATGCTGAACCAAAACAGTTCCAAGAAGTTAGCCAATATAATGGCGGTAGAGTATTTTATACAAGTACTGACCAAGATGGTAACTTTAGAGTTGGTGAACTGTTTGAAGTTGAACAAGCAACTGGTACAATTAGTATTAATGCTAGTTTCTTTGAACTAGACGGACTTGAAGAACTTAGACTTGGCGGGGTTGTACTCGGCGGTACAGGAGCAGTTGTTAGAGAGTTTAGTACAGATCCAACATTTGCGGCAAACTCAAATAATATTGTACCAACACAAAGAGCAATAGGAAAATATGTAACACAGCGAGTTTCATCAGGTGGTTCAGATCTTAAAGTTAACAGATTAAACGCAGGTGATATAAGTTTCGAAGGCAATAGAATATTTAAAGTATTAGGTGGTACTATTGATTTTACATCACCAGTTACTATTCAAGGCAATGTGTCAGGTGATATGGCAGCACAAAACTACTTTACATCAGGTGCGGCACCAGCACTTGGTGGAGCGCCAGGATTTGGCGATGATTAATAATAATGATAAATATACAGTATATACGGGTGGAGTAACCAATGGCAGAATTTAAATTAGGTAGAATCAGATTTATTTGGAAAGACGAATGGTCTGAAGCAACCACTTACTACAAAGATGATGTAGTAAGGTATGGCGGTAAAACGTTTATGTGTGTCGTAGGACACATTGCACAAACTGACTTTATGTTAGATCTAAACAATGCAACGCCAAAATGGCAAGTATTTGCAGACGGTCAAACTTGGAGAGGTGATTGGACTGCTCAAACAGTTTATAAAATTAATGATATTGTAAAATATGGTGGACAACTATATATTGCTAACACCGGACATATTTCAGACAACGATGCCATTGGTGGTCTTGAAAGTAACTTAGGTGACGATAGTACTTCAGCGTATTGGGACTTGTTTGGTGAAGGGTTTGATTACAAGGGTGATTGGGCAATTAATACACGCTACAAAGTTAATGATATTGTTAAGTACGGTGCTCGTGTTTATATTTGTAAAACATACCATGTTAGTTCACCAAACTCAACATCAGGATTAGAACTAAATCAATCAGCATGGGATATTATTAGTGAAGGATTTGATTGGAAAACAGATTGGGCAGTTGGAACACGTTATAGAGTTGGCGACTTAGTCAAGTATGGCGGACAGGTTTATTCTTGTAATGCAGGTCATACTTCAGCGGCAACAACAACAATAGGCTTAGAAGCAGATCAATCAAAGTGGGATTACTTTCATAAAGGTATTGAATACTTAGGTGAATGGGCAAGTGCTTATAGATATAAAATTAATGACGTTGTAAAAGATTCCGGCGGGCTTTGGATTTGTACTACACATCACACATCAGCCATTGCTGAAAATCTAAAAACAGATGAATCAAATTGGTCGCAATTTGTTCCAGGATTAGAATTTGAAGACAACTGGGGACCGTATGCAGAGTACCAACCAGGTGATATTGTAACATACGGTGGATATTCTTATGTTGCAAAAACAAATAATACAGAGAAAAAACCTAGTATTGAAACAACAGATTGGTCTGTATTCATAACTGGGTTTAATCTTAAAGGCGACTACGGAGATGACTCTTCAGGACAAGATTATCTAACTGGTGATGTAGTAAGAGTTGGCGGATATACATATTTGGCTGTTGCAAACTCAAATGGTGTTCGCCCACCAAATACAACTTATTGGGAAAAACTTAACGAAGGAGCCCAGTGGAAAAACACTTGGACTGACGCAACATATTATGACTTAGGTGATGTTATTCAGCAGGGTGTGAATAGTTATATTGCAATAGCATCGCATACATCTAGTAATGGTGTAAATGATCCAGCAACTGATACAGCAGGCAACTTTTGGAACTTCTTTAGTGGTGGTGCTGAATCTGGAAACTTAACAACCACAGGTGATATTGTTTATTACGGTGGTTCAGGTCCTGCAAGATTACCAGTTGGTAAACCAGGTCAAGTATTAAAAGTTAATGATGCGGCAACTGCTCCAGAATGGACTTACTTTGGTCAAGTTAATCATGTGTATTATGTTGATACACATAGCGGTGTAGACAAACCAACTCCAGACAGAGGTGTTACATTAGATAGACCATTCAAAACAGTACGCTATGCTACTGAACAAATTAGAGATGGATCAGTTAATCAAGATGATCGTATATTAATTCAAGCAAATAGATCTTTCTTACAAGCAGAAACAACAGAATGGATTGATTACCAAATTGCAAATGCTATTAGTCCGTTTTCAGGGTCATTTACATATGACAAGGCAAAGTGTTTAAGAGACACAGGTCAAATTATTGATGCAGTTGTTTGGGATTTATCACATGGTGGTAATGTTAGATCACGCTTATCAGCACTTTCATACTTCCAGCCAGGCGGTGCAAGTTATATCGCAGGACAACAAGGTGAAACTGTTGCGGCAATCAATTACTTAAAAAGTATTATGCCAAACATCCTTGCAAAAACAGATCCTACAGCAAACTATCAAACACTAAACAGTGTTGGTACACCGATCACTCAACAAAAACTAACAGCGTATGAAGGAACTACCGGCACAATTACAACTATTGATTCATTAATTGGTATTGTTACTGACGCAATTACAGCAGGAGTAACAACAGGTATTCCAACTGAGCGTCACGCACAGAAAACAATCTTTATAAAAACTGGTACATACGAAGAAATACTTCCAATTATTATTCCAGAAGACGTTGCACTTGTTGGAGACGAACTACGTTCAACAAGAATTAAACCTTCACCGAGTGTAACTAGTGCGGCAGACACACCAAAAAGTATTGCGGCACTTACTAGAATTGAAGCAATAGTTAGCAACATTATACAAAACGTTGCTATTACAAAATCATCAGGTAACAGTGAAACACAAGTTACAACAAGACCAGCAGGCAATGCAAGTGCAGGTACTGCGGCGGCCAACTTATTCCGTGAAATTTATGATTACCTTGACTGGGGTGTTAATGGAGCATCAGGCGATAGTACAGAACCTACTATGCGTGGATCAAACACTCCAGAAACTTCAACAGGATATACATATGCAGTTGAAGTATTAGAAGCAAATAAAGATTTCCTTGTTGCAGAAGTACATGCTTATATTGCAGTAACTTATCCAAGTTATACATACACACTAGCGGCTTGTGCAAGAGATACTCTTGCATATATTGACGCAGTTAAACATGATTTGATCTATACTGGAAACTATAGATCATTACTAGCGGCAGAATATTATGTTGCATCAGTTGAAGGTTGCTTATTAGATGATATGTTCTATGCACGTAATGGTACTGGTATACGTAATATGACACTAACAGGATTATCAGGTGTATTATCTAGTGCAAATGCATATGGAACTAAACGTCCAACCTCGGGCGCATATGTAAGTTTAGATCCAGGTTGGGGGCCAGCACATACAGAAGCATGGATTACTAACAAATCACCATACGTACAAAATGTAACAACATTTGGCGATGCATGTATTGGCCTTAAAGTAGATGGAGATTTACATGACGGCGGTAACGATTCGATTGTTGCTAACGACTTTACGCAGATCTTAAGTGACGGTATTGGATATTGGGTTACAAACTTAGGCAGATCAGAACTTGTGTCAGTGTTTACATATTATAATCACATTGGATACCTTGCAGAAAATGGTGGTAAGATTCGTGCTACAAACGGTAACAACTCATACGGTGACTTTGGTTCAGTAGCAGAAGGTATTGATAACACTGAAACTCCAGTATTAGGTAAAGTTGATAACCAACAGTTAGAAGCACAAGTTGCAAATGTAGTTACAGATGGCGCACAAGAAATTCTACAATTAGAATATTCAAATGCAGGCCAAAATTATACTACTGAAGCAACTAGTGCAATTATTACAACTGAAAATAATTCTAATAACGATGCAGATCGAGTTCCAGGAACATACAAGGGTATTACTGGATCATCTAACGGTAGTGGCTCAGGTCAAGAATTTGACATTGAAGTTACAGCAGTTGGTGGATTTATTGTAACTGTTATTAAAGGCGGTACAGGACATGCAATCGGCAATACAATTACAATCGCAGATGCATTGCTAGGTTCAGGTGGTGCGACAGCAATTACTTTTGATATTGCAACAATAGGCGCGGCAACACGATATACACTAAGTGGTGAAGGTTTTGGAGCGGCTGTAAGCGGAGTTAATATTAGAAACGGCGGCGTATTTGAAGTACAACTTGAAGAAGATTCAACAGTATACGGCGGCGACGGATTTGTTACTATTGCATCAAACGCACAGTCAGGCAATGCTACACAAATTACACTAGCGGCAACAGATATTAATCCATCTGGAACATATAACGGCATGAGCATTTATATTTTAAGTGGACTTGGCGCAGGACAATTTGGTATTATTAGTGCATTTGATGCCGCAACAAAAATAGCAACTATTGTAAAAGAATCAAATGGCTCAGCAGGATTTGAACATATTAAAGGCTCTGCAATAGCAAGTACACTTGATGCTACATCAGCATATGACATTACTCCAAGAGTGATATTCAGTGCACCAGCAAGTGGTACACGAGCAAGAGGTAGATGTAGAGTAGCAGACGAAAAAGTTGTTGAAGTTAAAATTATTGAGCCAGGTAGCGGGTATACTAGTCCGCCATCAATGACATTAATTGATCCGAGTCATACTATTGAAGTTCCTCATACTGTAAGAATCGGTAACGGTGTATTAGCACAACCTACATACTCAAGTAGAGGTACAGGATTTATTACAGCGGCGGCAGAAGTAGTTGGCGATGGTATAGCAGATATTAGACAACTAGGTACAAAAATTAGAGTTGATGAGTTAGATAGTATTCCACAAAAAGGTTCGAATGTTGAATTTGCAAGTTTACCTAATAGATGGTTTAAACTTGTAAGTATTACAAGCCTATTAGGCAATGGTCCTTACAGTGCATTACTACAAATTAGTCCAGCACTAGAAGCAGACGAAAGACCACCACAAAATGACGTAATTACAATACGTAGACGTTTTTCACAAGTACGCTTAACAGGACACGACTTCCTAGACATTGGTACTGGTAACTTTAGTAATACAAACTATCCAGGAGAACCAGTAAGTGATCCGGATCCACAATACGAAACAAATGACTACGGTGGTGGACGAGTGTTCTACACAAGTACAGACCAAGACGGTAACTTTAGAGTTGGTGGATTGTTTAACGTTGAACAGGCAACTGGTATTGCTACACTAAACGTTGAAGCATTTAACATCTCAGGATTGAACGAACTACAACTTGGTAGTGTTGCACTAGGTGGAGCAGGAGCAGTTATTACTGAATTTAGTACTGACGGTACATTTAGTGCTGATAGTGATAATGTTGTTCCAACACAAAAAGCAATTAAAACTTACATCACATCACAGATTGGTGGTGGTGTTGCTACACTTAATGTTAACAGTGTAACAGCAGGTACTATCGAAATTACTGCAAACACTATAGGCACTACTGACGCAGGCAAGATAAATATACTTAACGCAGTAAACTTTAAAGGCGGAATAGACGGTGCACCAGTTGCATTAAGTATGTTCCTAAACAATTAACGGAGAACAAATAAAATGGCAACAGGAAGATTAGGCGCATCAAATATGTCAGCAGGTTCGAACACTTCGATTTACACCTGCCCAGCAGATACGTATGCGGTTGCGAGTTTAAACATTTGCAACAGAGGAAACCAAGCAACGTCAATTAGAATTGCTGTTGCTGATAACGCTACGCCAGCATTAGGCGAATATATAGAATACGAAGTTGAATTATTAGCAAAAGGTGTATTAGAAAGAACAGGGATAGTTTTAGCCGCAGGGCAAATTATTGTTGCTTATACATCAGTTGCAAATATTTCAGCAGTAGTTATGGGCATTGAAACGTCTACAGCATAAATACATAGGAGAAGGATAACACCATGGGAAGATATATAACAACTACAGGTACTGCTGGCGTTACTACTAGAGAAGTTAGTACAACGTTCAGTGCTACAGTAAACGATCGAATCCTTGCAAATACAGCAAGTTCAGGATTCACTATCACTTTACCAGCAAATTCAAGTTTACTTGTTTCTGATACAATTCAAATTATTGATATATCAAACAACGCAGGCTCGAATAACATAACTGTCGGAAGAAACAGTAGTAATATTAATGGATCAGCAGAAAACTTAACGATTGACGTTAGTGGAGCGATTGTTACATTAATTTATACAGGTTCTACATACGGTTGGGTTGTTGGTTCAGTTTAATAGGGGAAAACAAAAATGGCATCATTAGAAGCATTAATTAAAGCAAAACTACCATCCACCGCTGAGGAAAATCTCGAGGTTGGCCGGTTATACAGTTTTGCTGAAGGCAACACTTACACTAAGTTTTGTAAGTGTACGTGCTGGTGCCCACCTAGTAACGGTACAGCAGTTATTGAAGTATGGGGCGCTGGCGGATCTGGCGCAAAAATGTGTTGTTGTGGTAACGGAATTCCAGGCAACTCAGGATCATACTCAAAAGCAACACGTACAATGACAACAAGCGATTACTTTTACGGATGTACAGGTTTTGCTTGCGGTAACTCAGACGCTTTGTGTTTTAGAGGTTGCTCAGAACCAACAATGGTTTGTATTGTAGCGGCGGCATGTAATAGTTGCATGTGTGCAAAAGGTGGTAAAGGTGGAGTGAGTATTTGCTCAACAACACCAAGCATGTACTGTTGCTTTAGAGCAAACGGATTTTGTTACACTAACACAGGACCAAACTGCGGTACAATTTGTAACCAATGTAGTGGATCATGGGACGCTATTGCATATGGCGGAGATGTAAACAGATGCGGAAATATTTCGTGTATGGGATTTCATGGATGTTATGCAAACTGTGTTTGTCTGTTTAGACAAATGTTAGCATTTCCTCCAGGCATGATTGCAGAGTGCGGCGGTATTGTACAATACGGTATGGCAACTGACTCAGCACACTCTAATTGGTCCGGCGCTGGACAATTAGAAGCGATTGCGGCAATTAACGGTGCAGGGAAAAGCCCAGGATATGGTATTCCGTGGAAAGCATGCTTTAGAGGCGATGTGTCTTGCGGTTGTTATAACGCAAACGGTTGCTCAAGTGTACTTCCATACGGTATGGGTGCTCCGGGACCACAGCCGTGTCCAGGTGTTAGAGATCACGCAACCCGTGGCGGCATGGGTGCAATCCGTGTTAAATTTATAGAAAGTTAAGGAGTACATTAAGGATGGCAACATTAAAGTCAATATTAGAAAGTAGGTCTTCTTCAGGAGCGGAAACAAACCTCGAAACTGGAAAGATTTGGGCTTACTCGACGATTGCTTCATACTCCACATATCCAGGCTGTTTTTGTTGGATTGCTCCAGGTAACGGTAATGTAACCCTTGAAGTAATTGGAGCAGGCGGCAGCGGATCGAGAATGTGTTGTTGTTCAGCAACAATTTCAGGTAACTCAGGATCGTACGCTAAAAGAGATTTAACAGTCAGTACAAACTGTTACATATGTGGTAGAGCAGGTAAAAGTTGTAGAAACGGTGGCCTTTGTCACAGAGGTTGTTCAGAGCCAGGAGAAGTTTGCTGGACAGGAAACGGCGGAAGTGCTGGATGTATGTGTGCTCAAGGCGGCTGGAGTGGCGCAAGTTGGTGTACAACAGGTACAGCACGTAGATGTTGTTTCTCAGCAAACAACTGGTGTTATACAGGATATAACGGATATTGCGGATTAGTATGTAATGCATGTAGCAATAGTTGGAAAAACAATGCATATGGCGGCGAAGTAAATAGACCAGGCGTAAACAGTTGTGTTACATTTTGGCATTGTTATCCAAACTGTAATTGTTCAACTATTCATCATACTGCATTACCTCCGGGCATGTTCTCAGAATGTGGCGGTGTTGCATCGTACGGAACAGACGGTGACAACGGTCACTCAGAGTGGTCCGGAATGACGCTAAACGGCTATATCAACGCACTAAATATGTTGTCAAGAATGCCTGGTACAGGTACGCTATGGTCAGAATGTTGGAATGGAGTAAGACAGTGTGGTTGTTATGAAACCCAAGGTTGCTCAATGTTTGTTCCACACGGGTCGGGCGGTCCGGCAGCAACACCATGTTCAGGAGTTAGAGATAACGGTTGGGCAGGCGGTGACGCACTAATTAGAATTAAATACGTAGAAAGTTAATGGAGATAGAAAAATGAATAAAACTTTTACAGTTACATACGCAGACGAGCCGTACAAAACGACCGTTGCAGATGGTAATACGTTTGAATGTACGTATACTGGACCTAGATATATTTTAGGACAAGTTGATCGCGATGATGATCAAGTTAGAGAAGCAGGTCGTGCAGACAAAGCAGACGATACTGCATTAGATGCAACAGGATACGAGCCTGATGAATATGATTATATCGTATTAGATGCTGCCGAGAGCGATGATATGGCGTTGCGTTGTGCATTTATGACAGACGAATATACACATCCTGATGTGGACGACTATTCCGAAACAATTACAACTGCAGACGGTACAGAATATACATGGACTCATGTATATGAAGGCACAACTGGTATGCTTGCACATATCTATGTAGGCGACAGTTTACTATATAATCACGAAACAACAACATGGACAAACCCAACGTTGCGTACTCACAATAATACACGTGAATCAACATTGGGATCGTGGGTTTTACAAGCGGCAGGTATTAGGCGTGCAATTTCATCAGATGGTGACGCTATTAACAACTTAACTAGTGCTGAAAAAACTACGTTGGCAAATCACGCAACATGGTTAGAATCAATAGCGGTTCAATATGCAGATATTGATCATTGGAAAGTTAACTATCCAGATACAGTCTTACCAACTTATGAAGACCCAAACGATAATCTATAAGAACTAAAAATCTATCATCCAATCTTAATCGGATTCAGCAAATATTTTAATATATATTGTTGAGTCCGATTTTTTTATGGAGATAATATAGATGACTAGAAGTAAAGCATTTTTCTTAAACGGTGGCGCAGGCCGCATGCTGTGTTCAATACCAGCATTAGAGTTGTATGCAGAAGAATCAGGAGATACTGATTTTATTATAGTATGCGAAGGCGGCACTGACATGTTTAAAGGTCATCCGCTATTACATAAACGTGCATATGACCCATGGCACAAAAATTTATTTGAAACTGAAATTAAACATAGACAAGTAGTAAATCCAGAACCTTATCAAGTATGGGAATACTATAATCAAGAATGTAATTTGTCACAAGCGTTTGATATCATTCTTAACAATAAAGGTGTTAGGCAATTGCCTAAACCGTTATTAAAATTAAGTAAAGACGAATTACTAGTTGGTCGTAAATTACTTAATGAAATTAAAGAAAAAATAAAAAAAGAAAAAGTATTAGTAGTACAACCATTTGGTAGAGGTATCGAAGTTATAGACGACACTCCTGTTGATGTTACTGCACGGAGTTTTGAATTTAAAGATTTAAAACAAATGCTTAAGAAATTAGAAAAAGATTATGCTATTGTGATGATGAGTGAGATGAAAATAGAACTCAAAGGCGAAGGTTTAAAAAATGAAGTAGCAATGCCTGAAGGATTAAATTTAAGGCAGTGGTCTGCATTGATTAAAATGGCGGATCATTTTCTAGGTTGCGATAGTGTCGGTCAACATTTAGCATATGCTGTTGGAACAAAAACTACCGCAGTGATTGGATCTACTTTTCCAGTCAACGTAAGTTATCCTAATGATTCAGATTTAAAAATTGTCGACCTTGGAATGACTGAAAGAGTATACGATCCTATTAGAATTACACAAGACGAAACTGTTAATAGACACAATGAAAATATTATGGCAATGGATGACGCAATACAAGACTATGTTATTTCAGTTGTCAAAGGTGATATAGATCCAGATTCAGAGGAATAACAAGTGAAACGTCTATTTGTTCTCGGATGTTCATTTACTAATTATGCATGGCCGTCTTGGGCAGATATGTTAGGATTAGAATTTGATGTTTATGAAAATTGGGCGTATCCTGGATTAGGAAATCGTGCTATTGCTGAACGTGTTGCTGAACTACATGCTAGAGAAACACTTACACGAGATGATACAGTTATAGTACAATGGACTAGTCATTTAAGACATGACTGGCATTCAAATGACGTGCGCCATGGTAAGTTAAAAGGTGTTGGATGGAAAACTTCAGGAAGTATTTTTAACTATATAAACGAAGATATATTTGATAAAGATTGGGTCAAAACATTCTTTGATGAATATAGTTATATAATGCATTCACTTAATAATATATTATTAACTAAACAAATGTTAAAAAGTATTGGTTGCGACTACTATATGACAAGTATGGGATATATTAATAAAATGAATTCAGATTATCCTCACGATGAAGATCATGGCGAAAAGTTACAGTCTAATATTGACTTATGGAATGATGTTCCTAAGTTAGCAATATATAAAGATAAATTATTTGACGACATTGATAGATGGATTACTCCGATTGGAACATATGCATGGAACCATGAAACTAAACCTTACAAATTTAGATTAAGTGGTGGAGGTGCTGAATTTTGTTTAGATCGGCATCCAACAGTACTACAACATGCTGATTACCTAAAAAATAAAATTAAACCAAAATTTGGTGAAAGCCAAGACTTGCACCCAAAAGCAATTAAATGGATAGATAAAGTAAACACACTATATGAAAACTGTCATAAGGATTTTGATTATTTTTGTGAAGAAGTGAATAACACATTGCCAGGATGGCTAAACAATTACAGAGGATTTTAAATTATGAGCAGACCAGTATGGATCGCAGGTATAGCAAGAGGACATAACGCTGGAGTATGTTTAATTAAAGACGGTGAAGTTGTATTTGCTGTTGAAGAAGAAAGACTAAGTCGTCAAAAGTACGACGGCGGACCGTTTGCATCAATGGTCAAAATACTTGAATACACTGATAGGTTAGATTATCTTGTCATTGCACATACACAAAAATTAGCAGAAACAGCCGGTAAGGTTGATTATAGTGGTGACGATGTGTATACAGGACTTGCACGTAAATTAGGATTAATTGATAAAAAGTCAAATGCTACTACATATGAACATCCTCAAGTTATTGATTTGGCATTTATGCATCATAAGTTACACAGTGCTTGTGCATTTTACCGTTCTGGATTTGATAGTGCAGTAAGTGTTATTGTTGACGGCGCTGGTACGTTTGTTCCGTTAGGTATTAATAATGAACAAGTAATGAGTTGGGAAGTCGAAAGCATTATTGACTGTGATTATCCGGCAGTATTTAATACAATGCATAAAGTATACGGAACTAGAGATCCTATACAGGGCGGCATTGTACAAATGGATAGCGCCCAATTTGGCGAAAGCGGCCGTACGCACTCAGCAGTTGTAAGTGACAGAGCAGGTATCGTTAAAGCATATGAAGCCGCTACTATGTTTTGTGGATGGTCGAGTATTGAAGCCGGAAAAACTATGGGACTATTTCCTTATGGTAAATCTAACGATAAGTTTCCAAAGTTATTTGAATCCGATGCTGACTATACACTAACAAATAGAAATATTGTAGTGCCAAATTATCCTAATGGAGCATTTATTAATTCAGGGTTATATGAAGAATTAAACGAACATGCAAAATCTAAAGACGATGATGTAACACTATTACAAAGTAGACGTGATATTGCATATGCAGTACAAACAGAAACACAGGAACAAGTTGTAGAATTAATACGTAATGCTGTAGATTTATCAGGTAAAAAGAAAGTAGTTATTAGTGGCGGCTACGGACTTAATTGCGTTGCTAATTATCATTATCTAGAAGCATTAAAAGATGACGGTATTGAAATTTATGTCGAACCAGTAAGTAACGATGCAGGAACAGCAATGGGCGCGGCAATGATGTTTTGGTATGGCCTTGAAGATGATACTGAAAAACGCCAAACACAAACACTTTATCTAGGTCCGGATAATAACTATACTACTGAGCAAATTATTGATAAGGCTAATTTAGCCGGAGTTGAAATTAAAGATGCTACTCACGAGGATGTAGTAAACTTAATTACAAGTAAAAATATTGTTACTTTGTTCCAAGGTAAAAGTGAAAATGGTCCGAGAGCATTAGGCAATCGAAGTGTACTGTACGACCCAACTGATCCAGATGGTAAAGACTTTGTTAACGAAGTAAAACACAGAGAATATTTCCGTCCGTTTGCAGGTAGTATTTTACAAGACGATGTACATGAATGGTTTGATTTGCGTGGTATGGAAGATAGTCCGCACATGATGTACGCTGTAAATTGTCAACCAGGCATTGAAGAAAAGATTCCTGCTATTATTCACGTAGATGGAACTTGTCGTATTCAAACAGTAACACATGAACAAAACCCACACTACTATGATTTAATTAAAGCATTTAAAGAAAAGACAGGATGTCCGATTATCTTTAATACTAGTTTTAATTTAGGTGGCGAGCCATTGGTCGAAACATTTGAAGATGCTATTTGGACATTAGAGAATAGTGATATTGAATATTTGTATCTTCCTGAGTTTGGAAAGTTAATTACAGTTAAAAACACTTCGTGACTTTCTTCAAACTCCGATAAATAGTATAAAGCGAGTTTGAATTATGATAGATATATTAAAATACTTTAAAAGAGGTTTACGAGGAACAATACTTCTTGCAAACGATGGCCATTTCTCATATGGCAGTAAATGGCAAGCAGTACAAAGTTCTCTGTCTCTTGACCGTTGGTATATGGGTGATTTTTCAAGTGCTGAATATACTATTAATATCGAATTAGGTAAAGACAAAAAAGAAATCATAAAATGTTTAGTGACAGCATCACCAAATGAGGCAAGTATTGTTGTATATGGTAGAGCAAGTACAACTACTGATCTTGTAAGTATAACAGCCTCAGTTACAAACTCTTATGTTGAAATATTACTAAGTCCAAAAACTGATGCAAGCAAAGGTGCTAAAGCATCATTTGCGGCTACGTACTTTAGAAGTCATACCTAAATCGTTGTTGGATAAATATATAAAACTGGAGTACTAAAGTGGCCGTAGAACAACGTCAATTTGAATCAGAGTTTGGATTTAAAAGTCCGGGCTTCACTGTCGATGCATTAGGTAATATTACAGCAACATCTATTAATGCGGCAGGCGCAGGTGGTAGTGGTGGTAATGCGGCAGGTGACTTTGCAGTTACAGAATTATTTGGACAATTTAGAATTGCTAGTGAAACTGTAATTGTAGGCAGTGGTAATAATCCTACACTTGCTATGACACGGGGACAGATATATTCATTTACTCTTAGTATGGAAGGGTCTCCTATTACTTTCAATTTATTAGATTCAACTGGTGTAACATTATACAATAATGGTATTGAACACCAAGCAGTAGATAACGCAGTTAGTAGTGGCGCCGCGGCGCAAGGTAAACTAACAGGTAAATTTGTATTTACAGTTCCAGCAGATGCACCAGAAACATTATATTATGGTAATGCAACAGGTACCGTTAAAGGAACAATTAATGTAAGTGATCCTATTGCAGTAGACGGTACATTTAATGATCTAACAGTAAATGGACTTTCGTCACTTGCATCACTTACGGCAACTGCATTTACGTTAAATGGTAACGGCACAGTTACTGGTAATATGACTGTGCAAGGAAAATTAATTGGTGATTCATTAAGTATTAATGGTTTAGGAGTTGCTGAATTCAATGCAGGAACAAATATTGTTTTAACTGCTGGTAATAAAGTAGATTTTATTATTAACAATGTATTAAAAGGTACATTAGATTCTACAGGCATAAGTGTTCCTGTAGTAGACACATCAATAGATAACACAACAATTGGCGCTACGGTGCCATCGACGGGCGCATTTACTTCAGGAACCGTTGCTAGTCAACCGACCACGGCAACAGGCATAAGTAATAAGACATACGTAGATAACACATCAACAGCATTAGCGATTGCACTTGGGGTATAATTAATGGCAAAGAAGAAGATTAGTAATTATAAGTTTAAGCCGGGAATAGGTTACACAGATAATCAATATCCAAATGCTTATACATTATTGAAAAATAATAAACTGTTTATACAAGCAGAAACGGCTCAATTTATTGCTGAACGTGTAACTGATGCTACTAGTTTTAATGCACAATTAGTAGCAGGCATAAGAGACTTAGAACAAGACATTGTGTTAGGTACAACGGCTTCTCAACGTTTATGGGGACAAATTGAAAATAATAAAACTGTTAATCAAAAGTTAACACGTAAGAGAACTTGGACAAGACTTAAAGCAAGTCTTGCTACACTTAGTAATATAACTGGCACATATCAAACTTCGTTAGAAAATGCAATCGATCAAATTATTGATGTTGCTGACAACGGATTTGCAAATGCTCCTACTCTTGTAACTTCAACTCGTACTGCTGAAGTTGACTTAAACTTAGGATATGCTGGTGCAAGAATTGCTGTTAACAGAGCGTTTATGATTTCTGAAATAAAAGCATATATTAACGATGATACTCCGTCAAATACTATTACAGAAAGTGCAACTTTTGAAACAAATTTAGGATTACTACTTGATTGTATTGCCCAAGATATAGCAACAGATGTTAATAACTTAGTAAGAACAATTAATGAATACATTTATCTTGATACTGCACCGTCTGACAAAACCGCATTAGGTGATGGTATGACTAGATTAGGTACTGTAATTAAGCAAGTTGTAGAAGGCGCTACAGTTACACGAACAACTGGTAATAGTTTAACACAGTCAACAGCAGGCGAAAATTGTAGCATTGCTGTAGGTGATAAATGTAAAACGTTTGTAGATAATACACAACTTACTATTGCTAATGGTAATACTAGCGGACTAGCAACTCTTGCATATCCAAATTATTCAGATGAACCAGCGGCAGGACTTGCGGCGGCTACAGACTTAGCCAATAATGCAACTGCTAAAGCAACTGTAGATAATGCATTTTTTAATTACACTTATAATCAACCAAAATGTGAACGTGATGTAGGATTAATTATTAGTGCATATTTGTTTGATTTACGCTACGGCGGTAATCTAAAAACATATGATTATGCAAGTAAGTACTGGGAAGGCGATGTTGCACAAGTTGACGGCACACGATATCCTGAATTAGATACACACTCTTGGGTAACTATATTAATTAAGGATTATATTTTTAATAAAGCCACTTACCCAAATGAACAAACAGGCACAATTCAATCTATTGTTGGTAGTGATGCTGAAACTGCGGCAGACACTTCAATTACATCTTTAGGATCTTTAGTAGTTGATACTATTGAAGGCGGTCTAAGTGCAAGACCTGCATTTTTAGATACTGGCGCAGGCTATGTTAAATTTCCAGGAAATTATGATTCAAGTGATATATTATTAATTACTAACACTTCTGAAAATGAAGTTATATATTCATTCAACGATCCAAATACTGGCGGCTATACAGAAATAATTACAAATTTTGAATCAACAAACGGTGTTAAATATGTCGAAGACGTAGACTTTCCAAAATATTTAC